TTTTTATACAGATCTTCGAAGATGTCCTTGACGTCTTTCTTTGTCAAGATAGACTGTCGTTGTTTCTTAGTCTCTTCTTTGATCTGTTGTTGTTCGGCATCCAAAGCGGCCAAAGCATCAGCTATCTGTTGCTGCGCTCTTCCTTGTCCTTGGCCGCCTTCGCGTTGAATCTGGCGAAGGATGTCTTCGGGTGTTTCCTTCTTCGCCATTAGCTCTGTCTCATCTTTTCTTCTTGTGCTTTGATGTAGTTAATGAGCATTTCAACGTAGATATCACGTTCGAAGATAATTAAGTTTTCCACCTCCGAGATTTGATATTTATGGTGCTGAGCCAGAGAGAAGATAGTCTGGTAATAGTTGTCTAGTGTGTTATGACTCAGCGCAATGTAAAAAAATCTGAGAGCGTAGTCAGCTCAATAACCTTATCATTGCCAGCAGAGTTCTTGTACTCGATCTTGTAATAGAGACTTGGCAGGTTAGCCATAAAGTCCCTGATCTTCTCAAAACTCTTGATGTCCATCATCTCGAGGAACTCCAATAGATCGTCCTCAGAGAAGTCACGACCTTCAAATACGCTGTCTCCATCGTAGATCTGTGAGATACAACGGACGATCAAACGATAGAAAGCTTCATCGCCTTCTGACTTGAGGAATGTCTTGTCACTGTATACTGAAGCCGGCGGATACTGCAATACAATACCTGATGTCGGTGTAATTGTCACCTTATTGTCCACCGTTTCAGGGTACTTAACTTCGACTTTCTTTAGATCGACTTCAAAGTCATAGATCTTCTGATCTTCTAGATCACGATAAGATACTTTGATGTTGTCACCGATAGAGAATCCACGAAGACGAACGAAGATGTATTCAAGTATATAGAGTGGGATCTTATCGATATCGAAAGTTGGATCGAGACAACAGTTGTTGACGACTTGTTTGATAGCTGCAAGGATGTCAGTCGATTCTTCAGATACTTTTGCCATAAGCAACAGCTTCTCTTCTTTGACCAACATCGGTCTAAATGAGTAGCTCTTCTTATCAGAAGGCAAAGTGATGCTGAGTGTGGGATAACTAATCTTTGGAAGTGCCATTATAAACTCCAGTGTTTAATTTTATTCGCCAAGTCTTCCTGTTCCAGCCAAGCCTGTTGGTTGTGATCTTGGTGATGAAGATACTTTATTTAGTTTCATCGATCCGCCGTCTAGTGCCCATTCACGGAATGAGATCTTAGTCGTGATCTTTAGAATACCGTCTTTGTCAGCCCACGAAAGCGGTACATCGTTGAGAGAGACAGGGAATGCTTTATAGAGGTAGTATGTGAGAGCTACTTCACCGTAAGGATCGTATACAGTGATGACGACTGTAGCAGCGTATAAGTCTTTGTATTGGGCTGTATAGAAAGGACGATTAGCATTGATATTAGAGACAGTGTTACGTGTTGTCTGTCCACTGACTGAGAAGATGTAGTTTAACCAGCTATACCAGAAACGATATGCATCACCGAACTTATCACATACGAATGTCAAATCGATATCTGTGTAGTTGCCACTGAAGACCATTTTTTCTTGAATACCAAGACCATAACGTGCTGAGTCTACTGTTCTGAGTGCAATACCTGGAAGTGTGGCGTTAATAGTTCTGAACGATAGATCTTGAGAGATATCGGCACTATATACTTCTGCGCCGCCAGTATTGATCTTCGTGCCTTGCATACCCGAGTTTTGTGGAAAGAAGATGTTGACGTCATACTTGTTATTTTGGAGTATGCCGCCGTCTTCTATCCTAGCTTTGAATTCTTCGATATCAAATGCCATTAGATCCTACTTAATGATAGACCTTGAACGGTCGATTTTCTTGCGCCGACAAAACGTTCCAGAGGTAACATGAGCGCTACGTCCCATTCATCTGGAGCGATATACAGAAAAGGAGACCTAACATGACTAAACAAGTATCTCTTGATACATGGTTTGAAGCCTGCATATCTGCTAGCTCCACGTAACACATCATAAGAGATCTGTAACTGTGTGGTCTCATCAAACCTTTTATTATTTATGCTGTCATATAGGGCGTCCATCAACTGTGCTCTTGCAACTGGAGGGAGATAGTGCATGTTGAGGCCTAAAAAACCATCTTTGTAAAGTTCGATAGGAAATACGAGAGGAAACATATCATAGTAAGGCAATATTTCTTTCAACTTTGGATCATAGTTAAAGAGATACATCTTGCCTATCGAACTTGCATTGATAGTGCCACGTCTATTGACGTCAGCGGCTTTATTGATGATATTTTGTGGTTTGACCGAACGAACTTCTAAAGCTCTCTCACGAAACCAGTCCATGGACTTCTTGGGATCTTTTCCCTCTTTCTGTCCTTGTTTCAATATATTTTGGAAGGTTGTTGCCATTAAAACTTAAGTCCTAGTTCTTTCTCGGTCAAGATTATGAAGTCATAACCTCTTTCATTACAGTATTTAGTAGCTGCTTTCCACTTAGCCTCATTGACTCCCCAAGTCATCACTTCATTGATATAGCGCTTGTTCTTTTTCTTGCCTTCTTGTATTTCGGGAGGTTTAGTCTGTGCGGCAGGTTTGACCTCAATGACAGCTACTTTATTATTGCCATCAGCGGTCTTCATGTATACCGTAAAGTCAGTAAAATACCTATGAAAGCGACCATCGATAGGAGACTTATATGGTATCACGGTCTCTTCACTTTGCCACCAAATCACATTTGGATCATTATCAAAACGTGACATTACTAATAGTTCCCATCGGGATCTATAAATAATATTTGTAGGATCTCCACGATACTTTTGTGGATTCTTTGGCTTGAAAAATCCTTTGTAAGAGCTCATTTTAACATCGCTATGATTCAGATTCATAGGTATTTATAGGAATAACATGGCCGATCCAGTCGCAGTCACACAAATCAGACCTTCTACATCAACTACTTCAATATCAAATGTATTGATGGGTGATCAAACTTTGGGTACCCAAAATTCTATTGATAATGGAATAAATCCTAATTCTGGTGTGATGAGGTTCCCAATTGATTTGGAGAGCTATGATTATTGGTTGTCATTTAGTTTTTATCAGTATCGTAGACCAACATTTGCAGGTAATCCTGTATTAGCAGATCAAGGCACTATAAAGCTTCCATTGCCGGCTAATTTACAAGATGCATTAGGCGTTACATACAATCAACAAGATTTGGATCTTGCAGTTGGTGCTGGTCTGAATGCACTTTCTAAAAACGGTGCATTTGATACAGTTGGGTCAGGAGTTGCTTCAGCGATAGAATCTGCAGGTGCTGCAGTTGGTAGTGGATTAGTTGGTGGATTAAGAAACTTAGGACCAAATGTAACAGCTGGAGCAGGACAGCTTTTAGGTGTAGCATTAAATCCTTGGACAACTATAATGTTCAAAGGTCCACAATATAGAAAATATGCTATGACTTGGTTGCTGACACCTTCGAATGAAGCTGAGTCGCAAGCAATCTATAATATGATAAACACGTTTAAGTTTAATATGCTTCCTGATACATCGGGTGCAATTGGTGGCACCCTCTTGACATATCCAAATATCTGTCAAATTAGTGCGCGAAACGGTAAATCAAATTATTGGAACTATGTTTTCAAACCAGCGGTTATTGAATCATTCAATGTCAACTATGCTGGAGCAGGTCAACCATCCTTCTTTGGTACAACTAAAGCTCCAACTGCTATCGAAATAAGAATTGGATTCCAAGAAATTGAATTCTTCTTACAAAGAGACTATGGTACACCAAATAATGCAGGTATGCCGGTAATCAATCGACTATCGGGTGAAGGTGGTAATGCATTAGCTGTAGCAGCATTAGGAACTGGTGTTGCGGCTGCTGCTTGGGCTGGCCGCAGATTAGGTAGAAGATAATGGCTGATACGTATTTTTCAAACTTTAATAGAATCACATACGCTAATAATGTTTCTGTAGATTTGAATGAACGAACAGTAGTACTTAAAAATGCTATCAGAAATCCATATTTGTTTTATCCAATCGATATAGCGAATGACACTAGACCTGACCAAATAGCATTCCAAGCTTATGGTGATCCATATGCAAGTTGGGCAATCTATCTTTCAAACGATATTATAGATCCATATTATGAATGGTATCTAAACGATTACGAGTTTTCACAGTTCATCAAAAACAAATATGGTACTCAAGAAAAAGCTATGACTAAAGTAGCTTTCTACAGCAATAACTGGTACAACGACGATGCAATTGATCCATCGGGTTTTAATGC